GTACACATTACCATCTGCGTCTTCAGCTTCAGCTAGAACTATCCACGAATCTTCAAAGAAACGCCTAGCGGTATTTCTAAGTGATTGAAGTTCTGACAATTCCATATATTCAATTCCGCCCAATTCATCCCATTCAATAATATATCCTGCTTGCTTCTTTGATTTATAAATCAATCCACCAACAAAATTAGATATAATAGGAACTATCAAATCTAAAGGGATTTTCTTTGCTATCTTTTTAATAGGTTCCTTGGGAGTTTCAATTATAGTAGTATCTGTAACAACTTCTTTAATATCTCCCTGTTCTTCTTTTGGAGTAGCAAGCTTTGTTTCTTCGGCAAGTCTCTTAGCTTTTGCTTCCCTCTGTGTTTTTGTATAACCCATAAAAATCCTCCTTTTATACAAAAGACGAGCGAGAGATTAATCTCGCCCATCTGATAATTTTGATTATGCTAATTTATAAAGTCCGTTTGCTTCACACATTACAGCTTTAATGCCGTATTTTTGAATTGTAGTAAACTCTTGAGATAAATCTTGATTATCTAAAGGATTACCAGGGATAACTAAAGCATCGCCTTCTGTAACAAATTTAACAAATTTATCATCACTAGCAATGATATACAAATCATTATCGAGAACAAATTGAGAGGCCGTTCCAGCCTTGCGCCCGTTTTTCATAACAATAATTGGATTTTCACCAAAACGTCCGTAGTATCCCATTGCATATAAATCTTCTTTTGCAGAATTTGCATCAGCAGCAGTGATACCTTTGATTTTTCTAACTGCTTGTTTAGAACCTAAAATAATAGCAGTTTTTCCAGTATCGGTTTCAACTTGCTCAATTAGCATAGCCAATTTATCCTCATCAAATACACCGCCGTCAACATGTGGAGCAGCTAAACCATTGAATCCACCTACCACAGCTTTGTACATATCTTCTGTAATTTGTTTCATAAAAGTAGCAGCAACTTGGTCGATGAATTTATTAAAATCAACTCTACCAGCTAATACTCTAGCTAATTCTTCGTAAATTTGCACACCGAATACTTTAGTTTTGATAGTAATATCTTCACCACCAAACATTCTTTGTCTACGGAGAGCTTGTGTACCTTCAGCAATTTCAGATACAACAAAATTACCTGTACCTTCAATTGTGAATGAAATTTGGTCACCATGCTTAACGTGCATATCTTCAACGAATCGCATTAGTGGATTATTCTCTGGCAGTCCTTCAAGAACGGTTTTCGTGAGAATTTTTTCTACCAATGCAAACAATCCATTACATTTTCCGTCTCTAACTGCTCTAAAGTCAAATGTGGCTGAACCCCCATTCAGTTCAATCATAGCCTTTCTAAGAACTTCATTAGCTTCTGAAGCAGAATATTCACCGACCACAACACCGTTATAGTTGTCTACAGCAACTTGTACTAAGTCTTTTACCATCTTATATACCTAACCTTTCTTAAATTATTGAGTTTTTACTTCATATACGTTATAGTCGATACCCATAACGTGTTCAGTAGCTTGATATTCAGCAATTAACGAACCATCAATATCTACATCAACACCAGAACCTTCATTGCCAATAGAATAAGTATCAGCTTTCTGAAGAATGAACACCCTAATGGTGTCGTCAGCCTTATTTACAAAATCAGAAATCAAGGCATTATCCTTTGTTTTATCAATTTCTGGAGTACATACGATACCTACGTTCTTACCAGCGCCTTCAGTGAACGGTGTGAATTTATGAATTTCACGTTCACCAACCATAATTTTTTCAACTTCAACTAAAGTTCCATTTTCAACATCTGCTAGATTGTCGCTTGCATCAAAGTATTTTCCACTTCTGATTAAAGAGCCTACTTTTGTTGCTGCAAGTCTATCTAAACGAATTACTTTTGCCATAATCTAAATCCTCCTTATTTATCAAGATATTTTTCAAAAACGCCGTTATATGGGCGGGTTTCAGTAGAATCAGTTTGTTCCACTGAAAAGTTTAAAGTGTTACTAGGTTGATCATCGTCCTGCTTATTAACTGCGGCATATAAACCAACGATATAAATACATTCTTTCTTTAATTCATCTAAAGAAAATTCACCGACTTTATCCTTCAACTCCTCAAATTCCTTGGTTTTACCGATAGCATCTGAATAAGTAGTTAAGATTTCATTTTCAGCATTAAGTCTTTCTTCTGTTTCTTTGGTTTTTCTATAAGTCGCTAGAATTTCATACGCCTCATTAGTATTAGAATAAGTTTCCTTATACCCTTTAAAATCTGCTTCTAATTGCTCAAAAGCAGCACGACTTGCATCTAGTTTTTCTTTTTCTTCAACAGTCAATAAAGTCATAACCATTTCTTCAAAATTACCAAGCGTAACAGTGTCTTCATCACTCGTATAAGAAATTCTTCCAACTTTGTTTGAGCAATCACCATCTTTGATCCAAGTGTGCATGTTTACATACGCATACTCATCATCAAAGTCGTTTACCCAATAAAAGACTTCTTTGATTACATTTCCGTCTTCATCGGTGTCTTTTGTATCTAGTCCACGTACAGCGCACTCTAACTTTTCGTATTTTTGACGATAAGTAGCAGAGTACAATACTTTTTCTTCTTGTCCCTCTGGTTTAGCTTCTGAGTCTGGATTAGATGTGTCTGCTTGTCCAAAAAGTTCTTCCATCTTTTGAGTTAGTTCTTCTACTGACATTTCCTCAATAGAAAAATCTAAATCTTCAACAGATTTACCATACTTTTCAAGGACTACATTTTTTTCATCCATTAAGTCAGTACCTCCTTGTTTTCCATTACTTTCTGCAAAATATAATTTCAATTCTTCTAATTCTTTTCTCATGTCTGTCAATTGTACTGAGAAAAATTCTTTTGAATCATCTAAGCCAAATGCTCTAATAGAAGACTCCGGAAAACATGGTTTTACATTGAATTTCGGATCATCAGATTTATTGAGCATACATAAGGCATCAAATGAGAAATCTATAATCTTGGTGTAAGTGTTATCTTCTTTTAATGGCTCTGAACGACCATACAAAATTTCCATAGATTGATGAAAAAATGTATCTGAGTCGTATTTAGCTTCTGCCAATTCGGGATACCTACCAATCCAAATAACAACATCGCAAACGAGATACTTGCGAACTATCCCAGCCTCATCTACAATATCTTCGTATTCTGGTTCGGCAGATGGTAATGCAAATCCAAATGGTATACATTGGCTTTTTAATTTAAAGCCATCGTTAACATCCAATTTGTAATCATGACCACCAAGATAGTAATTACCGTTTTCGTCTCGCATAAGATGTCCAACTAGTGGCACTCCGAACAATGTGGGATAAGCCCTATTAACATCCTCTTCGGACAAATATGATTTATTTTGATTTTTACCAAGGGCAAGAACATAACATTTCGCCTTCAGAAATCTATCGTTTAATTTTTCAAATGAATTAAGTTTTGCTTCGAAATATAATGTGTGTTTTTGCTGTTTCAATATTTACCTCCTTTCTTACGTTCATCAAAAACAGAGCGTATTATTGTAAAAGAAGTCCCTCGTTTCAAAATTCGACTTAATATATTTATCAAGTTCTTTTGAAACAAAAAAAGCATAGACAACTGTGTCGTTGTTTACACTTTCTTTAATGTATTTAAACCCAAGACTTTCAAGCTCTTTGGCTTTATCTCGGTCTAAAACCTTTATTAAATTATTACTATTACCCATTTATTCCACCACCTTATTTGTTGGCGTTTTGGTTGCCTTCTTTAGTAGCTTCGCCAGCGTCATCCAAAGGTTCGTCCTTAGACTCGTTGGTTGGTCTACCACCTGTTCCATCGGAAGTCTGAGTATGAGATGATACCATTGGAACATTAAATCTTTTTGTACCAAATTCTAATATTTCATCCTCTAGGAATGACATGCTTATAATATCAGACGGGTTCATGCCCAATGCTGCCGCATATTTAGATTTTGTCCCGCTAACACCATACTGAGCACCTTTACATTGCTGTTCAATATAATCCTTACCATTGAATGTACTTTGATTTAAGAACTCAATTTTAAATCCGTAATCTAAATTCATATTTTTAATAATTCTATTGAATACACGAGCGATTTGCTCAAGAAGAGAGTATGCAATTCCTTCGTCAGGTTTTACTGACAATAGAAGAGCAGAAGATGTAGTTGCTTTTGATGATCCCATTACTAATGGTGAGATAGCAGCTCCGTACCAATATTTATCAATAGCATCAACAACCTTGTCTCGCTCAGCAGTAGAAGATGTAGCAAAGGAAAACTCCTGTACATCAAATGGGCTTAAAAACACACCAACACCAGTTGCAATATTACCAGCAACTTGATTATAGTATTTTACAGCCATTTCATAATCCATTGTTGGAGCACCTTCGTCATCAACTTCCATTTTTAGTCCCAATGCTTTGAAATTTTCGTTTTCACTTTTGGCTTTTTGTATCATTTTGTAATCATCAATGTCATACAAATCTAGCAACAATCCTAAAAAATACGGAAATGAATATACGGTGTCTGTATCGTCGGCTTTAATGCAGATACCATTTTTAGGCTTGTACCATTTTAATGTCTTATCGCCTTGTTTTCCATTTTTACCTTTATACTTCCAGTAAGCAGTATCGAAGTCTTTTCCATAATTTTCAAGAAGATATTCTTTTCCAGAAAAATAAGCCAAGTCAAAAGAAAAACAAAAAGTACCATCTTCAATATGTGATATTTTTGCACAGCTCGAGCTTACAGGTTTTATATAAAATGAATCATCAGTTTCATAGTATAGACCATAGAATACCCCTTCTCTAAGTGCTGTCTTAATCATCTTTTTGCTTTCTTGTGGTAAATTATATTTGTTACACTCTCTAATTACCTCAAGATAGACTTTGTAATACTCATCTTTATTTATTTCGTGATAATATTTATCTTTCAACATGGTTGGAATAATTGTATAGTTATATTCCATAATATTCCCAAGATAATCTATTAATCGCCGGTAATGAGAAGATACTACATATAAAAATATACTTAACTCACGTAATTCCTTTTCGTTTCGTTGCGGAGCTTCTAAAAATTGAACAATGCGATCTTTGGGGTATTTGCTATACATTACACTTTCGTTTTTATTGTTAAGTAAATCTTGAATAGTGGTATTCTGCAATTTTGCAAACGCCTTCATACTTGCATATTGTTCAATTCTTTTCTGTTGCTCATCGGTTAATTCTTTTTCAATTATAGCCTTAATAATAATACCTCCTTTCTAGCGTTTCATAATGACAGGCTTTCTAAATGGAAGAATGAAATCAGTGTTTTTAGATTTTACAGGTTTCATCAAATCGTTTCTTCGCAATAGACTTAAAGCATATGCGCCCATAGCAGCCGTATATGCCCTATCATCATGCATCTTATTTTTATGTTCCTTTGCTAGTTCATATTGAACACCACCATTAGCAGTGTCGTATCTACACATGTAAGAAACTTCTTTTTTTAATAACTCATTTTCTACAAGTGCTAGTCGTTCATCAAAAGTAGGCTCATATGAAACCAACTCGCCAACACCGTCTTCGTCAGAAAAATTTTCTAATATAATAGTGTCTTTGTTGTCATAGTCGGTAAATTCAATTAGATTCAATTTAGCCATTTTCCCCAAAGCATCAAACATTTCTTTTCTATAACCTTGTGGATCTATTAAAGAGACAATTTCAGCAGCATTTTTATATTTTTTTCTAGCCGTTTCATATTGTTTGTGGACGGGGTCTATAATGCCTCGATGTTTGACACCTTGTTCGTCAACCCAATCTTCCATAAGCTGGTCAGCCACAGCAGAAACTCCACCGCCACCAGAACCGGCATCAATATAAAACTCTATATTTTCCCATTCAGCAGATTGTTCGCCATTATATTCAATCATTAATTTCTTAATAATTTTCAATTGTTCATTCATGGGAAGGGGTGTTTTCCTCTTAGTTTGTTGGTCAACCATAGATATTGAACGTTCTAATCGGAGTTTATAACCTTCCTTTTTGTCTTCAATTAGTTGAAAAATGGTCAATATGCTACCATCAAAATTCCTTGCAGGGTCATAACAAAAAATAAATTTCTTAGCATTGGTATCATTGTAAAACAAAGGTATTCTTACAGTTGAATTTTCTATTAAACATTCCATCGGCACAATGGCGTTTTTACCACCGCCCGTTCTAAATTTATTAAAAAGCTCTCTTTCTGCCAATTCAGGGTCTTCGTCGATAGACTTATCAATTTGTTCTTTGGTCAAATGCGATTTGATAGGTTTGCCATCAACAGTAGAATGGTTTAAAACTGTATAAGCATTTAAGTCACAAACGAAATAATTCTTATCACCAACTAACATTTTCATAGCAAATGACCTATATTTTTCGTAAAATGGATATTCTACATCTCCAGCAGAAGAACAATATAATAATTGTAATGGTATATTAAGAGGGTCTTCTTTGGGGTTTACTTCTGTGCCTAATGCAAAGCTAGCATCTACGTTTGTAAAGTTTTCAGTTGTGCTCATTTGTTCTCTACTTTGCCATGCACCTTCATCGTATAATACGCTTCCACGCATACCACGAATGGTTGCTAGATTAGTGGAAAGAGTTGTGAGTTCAGAATTGTTATATAGCCTAAAAGTATGCCCAGACGGATCGTGTTTAAATCCGGTGGGAGAGTTTCCTGTTTTATCAACTTCATGTGAGAATATATCAGTGACAGTTCTAAAAGAGGGTATTCTATCTAATGCTAAATCTTCGATTTTTTTAAAAATTTCAACAGATTGTCTGGCTGAGTTTGTCGAAATATATACTTTATAATTAGGAATTAAAACCATTTTGGTTTGAAGGAAAACAGAAGCTAGAATCGTTTTCCCAGCTCCACGACTGCATAACCATAAAGCGTAAGGTCTCGCCCAACTTTCCATAAAACACCATTTTTGATAATCCATAAGCTTGATACCATAAAAATATTCTGCAAACCAAACTGGATTTTTTCTACCAATTTCAAGAATTTTTGCAAATTTAGCATATTCTTCTAACTTTCGTTGACTAAACTCTTTGTCTGTTGTAGGTATATAAATTTCCATTACAATCACCTACTTTTCTTCTTGGAAGTCAAAGCTTTTTCTAAGTCAATTTTTTCATTTTTTAAGATGCGATGTTTTTCGTTTAACTCGTCGTAATTGGATTGTAATACCTGAATCATTTCTCGCTGATCGTTAATAATCTGAGTATATTCATTAGCATCAAAATTTAATTGTTCGAGCAAACTTGAATTGCTTAGGTCTGCGATTTGTCTCATAGATTCACATGTTTCAATATCAAATAAATTTACCTTTACATTCTCAAAGCCAAGGTCATCCATATCTTTCATTTTAGATGTCAATGTGTTTTTCCCAACTTTAGAAGCTCCATTATGTAAAGAGGAAATACTATTATCTTTAGCTAGAGCGTTAATATTATCAATCAAATTCTTTTTAGAGGAATTCAAATTTTTTATTTTAGTTGGATCTGGTTTTGGGGATGATAACTGTTGATTTATTAGAGTGTCTAATTTTCTACATTGAAGAGTATTTAAAGAAATTTGAACACATATTTGCTTTTTATGACCATCATCTTGAATTCCGTCTACATCCAAATATGTATTCAAAGTATTAAAAATGAATCGCCTATCAGAATCGGTCATTTCAATATCTTCAAAAGGATCAAACCCTAAGGTAGATATGATGAATTCTTTGTTTTGCTTGTCAGACTTTGACCACCTTGCTTGTCTAATTTCAGTAGATTCTTCTTGCGTTGTATGAAGTTCTCCATCTATTAATGTGGTTACAAATGTCTTATTTCTATACTGAGTGTTATTCATATTCCTCAAATATAATCCAGGTGCAAATGTTGTGTTCTTTTCAATGATATTATCGAAGAGAGTGTGATAAAATGGCATATCTAAATAATGACATATCGCAACCATAGCAAGCCTATCGGACTCAAACAAGGTTTTAAAATTAGAAAACATACTATCTATACATGTCTTACAGATTGTTGTATATTTACCATTGGCTTTCCATAAATTACTACTGCTAGACATATAAAAATTGTTTTTGTATTGTCTATATGTTTTACCACAAGCCGTACAAATTGGTTCACCACAAATAGACAATGAACTATCGGTTTTGGGTAATGCCTGTCGGTATTCTCTGTCAGCCATTAAATACCTCCTTTCATCCGTTTATTCTTACAACATTAAATACAATAAAAAGCACCATTTTACAGGTGCTTCTACAAGTCGCTTAATGTTGTTTGCTTTATTTCTTTTATGCCGCCGTCTCCGAAATATTTTCCGATTTCGTCATCAGCATCTATATCTTTGTATACCTTCACCATTTCTAAACTATCCCAGCCAATAATAGATTGAATTACACCATCAGGCAGATTACACTTTGCTAAACTAGTGGTAAAATAGTGCCTTAAACTGTGCCAATAAAACGGAACATCTAATATTCTACTAAATGTGTCAGCCCAACTATCTAAAGTTGTTATCTTCATCGGTTCATTAAAATCTTGTTTATTTGGAAATAACCACTCACTATTAATTTCATTTTCTTTTCTATACTTCAGCCATTTGTCTAAGTATGGTTGGAAATCTTTTATCAACACATATGCGTGTAGCATTTTACCACGCTTGCCACGACCTTTAGTTTTAATTTTTTCAGGAGTTTTATAAAAAGAACCGAATACTATGTTTTCTTCAGTTAGATATGATGTTTTAAATTGTGGCAATTCTGCTTTCCGTCTACCTGAATTAGTAGCGAGAGATAGCATACAGGCTTTGTCGTATTGTTTCCTTTTTGTAAGCTCTTTTAATAGCAATTCTATTTGTTCGTTTTCAAGAATAGTTTTCTCACGAACATCTATTTTAGCTGGAGATTCAATTTTTGAGACTATATTTCTATAACCTTTAAATTCTGGTTCTTCATCCAAAATATTTTCTATATAATTTGAAAGAGAACTAAGAGTAGCTTTTACTCTGCGAATTCTATTTGGACTCCATTGCCAATTATTAAGAGCATAACTTTGAAATCTTGCAAATTCACGCTTAGTTATTTCTACAAATGGCTTATTTTCATTGTTATCTAAATTCCAACAAAAGAAAATATCTAAATCATTATCATAACTACTGATAGTAGTTTCGGCTCTATCTATAGATATAAGATAGTCTATGTAATCTTGTTTTAATATGGAATTTTTTTTGTTGATTTTTGCAATTTTATGTTCGTCTGTGATGTTATTTTTAATTGTTTTTCTTCCCATTACACATACCACCTTTCTCGTTTAGATTTTTTTGATTTGACAAGGGCATTAGGACTTGAACCCAAACTAAAGGATTTGGAATCCTTCGTTCTACCAATTAAACTATACCCTTATGAACGCTAACACTAAGATTTGAACTTAGACACCAAATTAATGGCTACTGACGGTTTAGCAAACCGTTTCCTTACCAATTAGGATTATGTCAGCATAAGTGGGAGAAGGCAGAGTCGAACTACCCGAGCCACAATGACAACAGTTTTACAGACTGCCCCGCTACCTCTACG